TAATCCTTACCTTCTACTTTGATAGGTCGCATTTTCCAAGTAGCAGAAGCACCTAACATGGCGATACGCTTTAATTTAGAAATATCTTCCAAAGCAATTTTATCAGCAGCAGCTAAATTTGCCTCATCATCAGAGTTACCGTAAGCAGAACCACTTTCATCTGCTCTTAGCTGACCAAAAGCACCACTGGTTGCTGTTAAAGCACTAAAGATCTGTGCATCGTGATCTTCTGCGTAGGATCTTTTCAACTCAGAAAGAGCTTCTGTACGAAAATCATACAAGACCTTACTATCTGCAAAATTACCATCACTAATCACAGCAAATCGTCTATGTGCTGTTGCTACAGTTTGAGTATTAGAAGTCAGATTAGCTTCGTTACCTTCAATCGCAGTATCACCAGTGTAAAAACCACCGCTACTGTTATCTGAGGCTGGTGTTAATCCAACAAGACCAAAAGTAATGTCCTTACCTTTGCCTTCATCCATTTGTTTTTTTACTATCATAGAATCAAAAGATTCTCCCATGAACTTGGAGAAATAAATCTCTTTGCCAACTTCGTAAGCAAGTTGTTTCGCCCAACGGGAGACCTGCATTCCTGAACTCCAGTTTGCCATCGTATTATCCTTTTTTGGCTATATGTTTACCCAGCAGAAGAATCCATCAAAGCCTGTCTACGCACATCCTCTGGTAATTTTTCCCAGTCTGATTGCATCAGGTTGTCAAAATCAATCGCAGTTTTATTCCCACCAGTAGCATTGGAAAGTGTTGTTGGCACTTCATCTGCTTTGGTAAGTTTTTCTGTTACTTGTTTTACACCTTCTGTTTTGGCTTTATTCTTCTCCTGATTTAAAGTCATAAGCGTGTACGCATCTTCAATTTGTGCGATCCCACGCTCATCTCCGAATTTTGCAACAGCTTGGAGTTCTTCGTTGGACATAGTAGGGTGAGACTTAATAAAACTATCAATCATATCCTGTTGAGCTTTTTTCATCCTACTCTCATTGATCTCTCTTTCTTGTACTTTGCGTTGTTCAGCGAACTTGCTTTCTATTTGTTTAGAGATATGTGGTAGAATCGTATTCAGATCATACGGATCATATTCTGGTAGTTCTGGCTCTACTTCCTTTGGAGAAGTATTGACCCTAATTTCATCAAGAGACTTACGCAGTTCACCAAGTTCATTGGTCTGCCTGCCATTGAGTTCCTGAAGATTCCTATAAGACTTATCTGTATTAGAAGCGTATTCTACTAATTCATCCACAGAAGTAAATTCTCTGTTTCCGACTTTGTAGATTTTTGTTTCTGCAACAGGTGTCTCTGCTGTTTGCTCGTTACTATTTGATTCTGGAGAATCCGTGGCAGTGCCATCTAATTCTTTAGCCTCATCAATGTAACTTTCTTGCTTTTCCATTGTACCTTATCCTTATTTTAGGGGGTTGTGAATCACGATTTGTCCTCACCAGTCATCTGTGACTGCATTTGCTGCGCTTGCATTTGTGCGGATCGCTCTTCTTCAAATTTTTCGAGTATTTCTCTTCCTGCATCTAGGTCGGAAAGCTCAACATAGAGAGGAAATAAACTTGAGTATCCGTTCCTGACCAGTTCACCAACCTGTTGTGCCTTTGCTGCCTTCATGGTTGCGGAGTTTTCTCCTCTGTCCAAAACAATATCAAATTCAAATTTTTCAAAGTTGGTTAAAAACCTAGCTATTGTCTCATTAATGACCGCTAACTCTTCTGGAGACTCTGCTTTTTCGGTTTCTGCACCAATAATTCTTTTAATTTTATCAGGCGTATAGAACTGTTGCATATTTTTAAGTGCCTGCATAAGAACTGTGGTCTTAGTTACATCTAAGTTTTCCATTTGTTCCTGTAAGGTCATCATACCCTGTCTAATTCTTGTCTGTGCTGCTATGCCACTTTCTTTTGTAGATGTGGCAATACCCATCATTGGGTTGGAAGCACCACTAATTTCTTTTGCATCAAACTCCGCTTTTTGCTCCATTGCAGCGATACTACTTACCAAAGATAAGTGAGAGTTTGACCATTGCTGCATAAAGTCCGTAATTCGCCCCTTAAAGCCAGGAATACCAATCCACCTACCTGTTGTGGAGGCTTCATTCATTTCCTCCTGAGAAACCTTATTTCCAGCAAATACACCGCCACCTCTAGGTGATCGGTTGATAATGTCCAACATCTGTGAACGCCTTTTATCTTTTTCACGCTGTGGGTCTTTCATATTTTCTACAATACCAAAGGTTTCAATGTAGTTACCCATATCTTCAAACTGATAAAAGTAAGGAATTAACGGAAATTCGTTGTGCATATACGGATTACTCTTTTTTTCCTGTAAAATGTGCATTCCTGCGGACATAGTAACGTAGGTTTTAGGTACAATTCGACTAATGACACCAAAATCGGTCATCATTGGCACTTTAGCAGCTTCTTCTATCTGCCTTAATTCTTTAATTTTTGTTTCAGCAGCTCTTTTGGATGCAAATCCCTGCCTAGAAATACGAGCAGTAGACTTATTAATGATAAAATGCTCTCTTTCATACTCTCTGTTCCACATTTCAAGCACTCGAACCTTGCGGTGCATCTCATCTAAGTGATATGCTGAGTTAATTGGCTCTGCACTACTGTAAAAACTGCCTATTTCCTCACCCATTTCGTGCGGATACTGCATAAAACCTTCTACAGAACTAATATCGTCTACCGCATCAGGGTACATTTGCTGTAACTGCTGTAAAGTTAAGTACTTAGAGCGTGCTAAATAATTCCAATCTTTGGTATGTGGAGACCGACACTCTGGATCAATAAGAACATTTGCCCACGACTCTCTTTTTATCGTTAACTCACCATCATAATATTGTCCAGGTTCTACACATACATCAATCCAACCTCTTCCTGTAATCACACCATCCTTAAATACGCGACTAAATAAGCTCTGTAACTGTCTATTCCGATCTAAATGATATAAAAGAGCTGTCGTGAGCATAGCTTCATTCTCATCATCGGATTCTACAGGGCGCGCCTTCCATGAAGATCGCCCCTGCCTTTCTATTCCAGTTACCAAGTTAACTTTTGGTAAAATAATATTTAACTGTAATGGCGGTCTACCTTCTGCGCGTAATGTTTGCAGATCATCCTCTTCCCAATGACCAGTTCCATAACTTCCTGTGTAAAATCGAGCCGATTCTTCGGCTGCATCCATCCATGTGGAATCATTTTCCATCATAGCATCAAACACTTCATGTATTTCTTGTAAATTCATGTACTCATCCAACTTGTGCGTTTATTTTGTGAAAAACCCCATAAGCCATAGTCATCACTAGGTTCGTGGGGAGAAAAGCTATCTTCGACATAATGTACGAGATAACGTAAACAATCCATTGCGTGATCGTTCTTTTTAACAGGTTCTTCTGGTAAGTTCTTATTTTCAAATCCGTGTTTGAGTTCCTTCCATTTATAATCAACGATTTCTTCGAGCAAAGGTTTCATATTTAATTTATTAAAAAACAATAATTTAGGGCGCATATTGTGATCGAGTTTTAAATACGAGGAGACTCTTTCAAAACCAGCACGCTTATCATTCTTTGCTTTTTCCCATTCAATGCCATACTCATACCATTCATCTGCAACACTATTTCCATCTCTTTCAGTACGAACAATACTAGGATCTGCTAAAAAAGTATAGTTAACCCCGCGTTTGAGTCTGCGTTCTACCTTTGGCACTAACATTTCTATGGTATGTTCCGACTCATAGATTAAATCATAGACATAAATCGTGCCTTCTTCATCTGTAGCAGCAAATAGTATGGAACTTGGGTTACGATACCCATAATCATAGACTACATAGTGATTCCACCAGTCAGGAATGGGAAACGACTTAACTAAATGGGTTTCTTCTTTAAACTCTGGATATACCAACCCTGCAAAGTCATCCCAACTGCAATATACATACCTGTTGACCCATTGATCTGGCATAGACAGTAAATGATTGATGTAATCGGCAGGTAAATGCGGATTATCGGAGTATAAAGCCACTTCTTTGTCGTTTTTAGGCGGAGGAGCATCAGGTTGCCAAGTCATAGTCTCAATTAACCGATAGCCACCCTTCTTTTTATTCTGTTTTTCCTTATCTTTCTTCCATCGTTTCCATACCCAGTCATGTCCTGCTGGATTGCAAGTATGAAAAGAACAACGCATCGCGTTTTTTCTACGCATCTGACCCGCAGCAGCGATAAAGGTAGCTTCGGTCATTTCTTCTATCTGATCAAACGCAAACCACCCTAAATTCATTGATTTTATCCTTTGAATGGAGTCTCTGGAGTCATCCAACGCCATATACACGATTTTAGACCTGTTTTTAAAGATAATTTCTCGGTCTTGGGCGCGATGTTTGTCAATAAACCCCTGACCAAGATCGAGCAACTGGATGAGCGTAGATTTTTTAAATGAATCCAATACTTTTCTGCCCATTAATCCTAAATTGCCCTGAAATGCTGCACTTTGATGGATAGCCTCCATACACATAGCTTCTGTTTTCCCTGTACCCAGTGACCCAGCGAGTACATGATGTTTGCTCCAGCCCGTAAATAAATGATACTCTTCCTGATGATCTAAAGGCGAGGTTGCGTTCCCTTCACCATCTCTATACGATATGTTAACTTCCACTAAGCCTGACCCTTATACCACATTTCCCAATCCAGTGGTAATTTGCCATTATCGTCTAATTGGAAGAGATCCAACGCAAATTGTGTGGCTTCTGTAGCCATAAATGGGGTTAACCCAAACGATGTTCGTAGATAGACCTCATAAATATCTTTAGGAGTCATGTGAATGTTGTCGCGGATTGCTTCTCGTTCCAATCTGCTTAGTTTTTCTTCATTTTTTTTCAAATACTCACCATCTTAGGACTAGCTATTAAGGTATAACCTTTACCTGGGTTAATTTTTAAACTATATAAACGGTCATTATCATTTTTTTTATAAATTGAAAAACCTAATTCTAACTCTTTTGCAAATGTTTTAGCGATTGTTGGATGACCTTTTAATTTTAATATTAACCCTTCATCCTCCCCAAATGGAACTCGACTTTGCCAATGACCTGTTTCATCGGGTTGTATATTATACTTTAAAGCAGTTTCATAATCGTACTTATCATTCTGCATTTTATTGTTTAATACTGCTTTTGATAAATTTTCCATCTACTTTATCTTCATCTTTTTTAATATTGCTTCCCTATCCTTTGGTGAAGTGCCAGAAACCATCACATTCACCTGTGTATTTTGCTGATTTGTCCTGTCCCTATACTTACCTGGGTCGTGTGCCTTAAGCTGAAAGATACGCTCGGTTACATTGCCCGCTTTGCCCGCTTGTGTGAAGGAAAGTTTTTCGAGTTCATCCAATCTATCGGTTAAGAATCCCTGTTGTATTTCTTTGACTGCCTGCTGAAATGCAGGATCACCTTTCATTGCGAATCGTACCGATTGTGGGAAATAACCCATTTCTTTAGCAGCGTGGGATATAAACCCGTTGTTGGCTACTAAGTATGTCAAGAACTTGTCTTTTTGTGCTGTAAATCGTGTTTTTAAGCCTGTTTCTTCTTCATATTCAGCAAGAAATGTCTTTAAATAAGGATTGTCCTGCGCGTTTTTTGTAGCTTGCTTGATCACTTCCGTCTTAGACTTTTTCTTTCTTGGCATATAAGTATAACGAAAACATACACTTATAGTTCCCTTAATCTCAACACATAGAAAAAGCCTTTTAGGCATAAAAAATTATCTGGGTTGTATAATACGCCCCCTGTGCATTTGTCGGAGCAGGTATGGGGGGGGTGGTTGACATGGTTTGTTGTTCGTTGTTTTGTGCGCTCCTTATAATAGGCAATGCGGACTTTATTCTAATATATAATGCTCCATAAGTATAATAAAAACAGGTATTTACAATGCGGTGCGGTTGCGGTGCGGTCTTATATTATATCATATAACTTTGTAATACTTTATATAACTTATTATTACTTTTTATTAGGAATGGCAATTATTACTTAGTAATATTATGTAGCTCATGCGGAGCTAATAGAAACAATTTAGTTAACAAGGAGAAAAAAGATGTTAATAGAAGATGGTAAATATACTTATGAAGTATTCTTAATTGATGATGGCTCATTAGATACAGTCATAGAGATTAATGGTAAGATTTTTCGTTTTGATTCTGAATATGCAAGTATTTACAGAAATAAAAGCGGAGAAATGACAGAAGAAGGCTTAAGAGAGTTAGCCGAAGAAACTATTTACTTAACAGAGTTATAAATAACCCTTTTTTAATAGGAAAGTTAGGGGGTGGAATTGCTTTTCACCCTCTAAAAAGGAGAAATAAAACCATGTATTACAAACAAGATGAAATTCAAACTCATATAGACGATTACTTAATAGAAAATAAGGAATATATCAAAGAAAATCTGAATAGACATTCAGATATAAACGAATTACACCATGAGATTTTTAATACTGATTATTACATAATTGGTACTTATGAGGCTAAAAAATGGTGTGGTAAAAATACTTTTGAAATCATTGAAACCATAAAAGAATATGAGCAATTCAATTTTGGAGAGGTTACAACCGATTTTTCAAGTGCTGAGAGTGTGGTGAATATGTACACCTATATAGTGGGCGAAGAACTTCTATATAAAATGGAAGATGATTTAAGAGAACAAGAATTAATTATTTAACCAAAGGAGAATAAAAGCTATGCAAGTAAATACATTTTTACCAGGATTTAACGGGTTTTATGGATCAATCTATGAACCTAATGAGGACTTTGAACTAGATCATATTAATGACACAAGGCTAGAAAATAATTTAGATCCGATTGAATTTGATGACTTGGAATTTGATTATAAGGCATATTATCAAGAAGTATCTCAAGAAATTACCTTAGTAGTGGAAAGCATATTAAAGGATTTAAAGCTAGTAAAATCTATTGAGTATCAATCTTTAGTATCTCCGAAATACTATAATTTTTCTAATGATTCTATTGAGGTAGGAATTATCCCTGATGCAAAAAACATTGTTAACTATTGGAATAAACATAAAAGTAAATGGAATCAGTATTTAAAGGATAATTACACCTCATACGATGGATTTATTTCATCCTATGATAATGAAAATTGGAGTATTGAAACCATTTTAGAAGGTGAACATGAATTAGGATCTTTTTTACAATTTGCTTTGATGAATGAAGGAATAGATGAATATGATATTTATGAGGATGTGGAAAGTGCATGGTTTATCTCATGTAGTAATTATGATGATGCAATTACGATGGCAGTAAAGCCGCAAATTCCATCCATTTTGCAAGGAAAATTAATTTTTGGGTGTATGGATCAAATCAACGCCTTAAAAGAATATAACAAAAGATTAGATAATTGGAATCAAAGAACAAAATAACATTTTCTCCCTCAAAGGGTGGGGTAGCTCCGCATAGCAACGCCCCACCCTTACCCCTCGGAGAAAGTAAAAGGAGAGTGAAATAATGAGATTAACAGATTCAGCAAAGATATTTTTAACAGAACAAGCTAATAAAATTGTCAATCAACAAGATGATTTATATGAAGGTTGGGAAACTTGGGAAGATTGCAAATACAAGGGTGAAATCTATGATTTGAATGTATTTGATGATGAAAGCGGCAATATTAAAGCAGATGTTTACAAGGTAGATGTTGATAGTAAAGGGTTACGATCAACAAATACAAATAAGTGGGTAAATCTATACATAAAGGAGAGTAAGTAATGAGTGAACAAGAATTTATAGATTTTATCAAATTATCTCATGGACATCATACAAAGGAGTATTGCATGAATGAGTTAGGCATCAATGAAGAATGCTCAATCTATGATGCAATTCAAAAGAAAGTAAAAGATTCAACCTTAATTCAAATTGCTTTAGAAGAAGATGATGAAATAAAAGATTCATTTGAAAACTTTAAACTATTTCAAACCAAAGGAAAATAAAAAATGAATAATAATCAATTAAAAATCATTAAAGACTTAATAAATCTTTTTTATGAGTTTACGGGAGTAAATAAAAAAACAAATGAATTTTATTTAACAGAAGATGGGTTTCATCATCATTTAGTTGAGTTACTAGAGCCAAATAGTGCAAATATGACAAATCAAGAATATGCAGAAATATTAGATGCAATACAAAGTGATTTTTGTCCATCAGTTGAAGAATTAAGAAATTAACCAAAGGAGAGTAATAAATGATCAATGCAGTATTAATCATAGTGATAGGCGGTATAATAGCCAAATATCAGACAGATTTAAACATTGAGCGGAATAACACCGATTCATGGCGAGAAACCGCCCTGATGTTAACCAAGCAAATCAACATGAAAAAGGAGTTGCAAAGATAATGGACTATACAGCTTACAAATTAGGATGTGAATTATATTGTTTTGACGAAAAACAAAAAGCAGTTGATTTTATTGGTGATCTTAAAAATTGGAAACTATTATGGTCAATTAACAAAAAACAATGGATAGTGTTAAAGGAGTTACAAAGATGAAAGTCAAAGTTAACGACAAAGACATTACAATAAGTAAAGAATATATCAAGGATATAGTAGGGCAATTATTTGAAGAGTCATACTACCTATGGAGAAGTGAATGGTTTAAGGAAGATGAAAGAACAGAAACTTTACTTGCTAAAAAAATAATGGCAACAGAGCAAGTAGTATGGAAAGCATTAGAAGAATATTTTAAAAATAATAAATAAAAAGGAGTTACAAAGATGACTAAATATAAAATTGATGATCTAGTCGAAGAGGCTGAGGTTATAGAGGGGTTTGCTGCGGTTTTAGTTAAAAAATTAAAAGATGGATATTGGAAAGTATATGTACCAATGGGTTTCAATTCAAGTTATGAGGTTTGGCATGAAGAAGAGTTCAAATTATGGAGGAGGTTTTAGTATGAAGTGTAAAAAATGCACCAAAGCCAAAAGCTGCCAAAAGTGTGAACAACATTTGAATTGGATATTAAAAGATCTAATGAACTTTATGGATCAATACAGTTCTGAGGATAAAAGACCAATAACTCAAAAGGAGGGTTAACATGAATAGATCAGAGTGTTGTGGAGCAAAAGTGTATGACGACACAGATATTTGCTCAGAGTGTAAAGAACATTGTGATGTTTGGGAAGATAAGGAGTAGTAAGATGGATCATAAAGAATTACAGGAAAGAATAGAGCAATTTTTTGAGCTAGACCTAGAGAATTGTTTGTTGACCAGGAAAGACTTTTGTGAGATTATAGCTAGTTTTATCAAAGACCCGATCAAAACAAGAGATCACTACCTAGAAGAAATCAATCTATACTTTGAAGAAAGGGGTAGTTAACCATAGAAATCATATACAACGTCATGCTTTTCAGATGGGTTGCATTTAGGACAATCTTCTAGCTGCAACCCTCTCTTTGGTAAGTTTGACCAATAGTAAATACTGACCACATATTTCCTTCCGCTTTGGTATCTATACAAGCTTTCAGTTTCATAAACTCCACATTGTTTACAACATAATAATCCACTTATTTTCATAGTTAACTAACCCCGTTCATTATATGATGATGATATGATGATATTCCTCGTGAAACCAATTCATAAAAACACCCCAAATCATCAAATCATCACTAATTACATACACAGGCTTTAATCCATTTCTAAATGATTAAATGAATATAATCCATGCTTTTCTTTATGGATATAACCCCACTTTACCATAGTTTTTAAATATCGTGATAGTTTGACATTTATATTATAAGTAGTGGGTATCCAACCTTGATCCGCTTCCAAGAAACTCCATATTCTTTTCCGATCAAATTCTTGTTTATTTGTATATATGTAGAAATCTTTTAATAACTTGATTTCCCATTTTTCATTTGCCTCTACACAATGCAGTTTTTCATTTACAATGACTGCACCTCTTTCAAATAGTACCTCTTCCCGATTCCAATTCAGTTTAAAAGCCATACCATTTAATTCAC